ACCACACGACCAAAGAAACAAAAGCCATTGATTCGAATTATAAAGCTAAAGTTGACGAGGCTTTTGATATATTAATTACAGATTACATTGAAAATTTGGACGAAGCCCTTATCGAACGTGTTTTGACCAGACTTCTATTAAAATATTCGTAAAGAAAACCCTTGACACCTAGACCTAGGTGTGGTATTATAGTCAAGTAGTCAAAGAACTAAGGAACACACAATGATTAAACAATTTGCAACTAATGGCTGTGGGGATTATGTTCCGGTTGGAGATACCTGTCCGGTACTACCTGCTGGTTATTATACTACGCATTTTGATCATTCGGGCACACCTCACATTGATATGATTACGGATTACGAAAGTTCGGATCTTATCTATTTTGAAGATTCATCCGTTTCTTTGCTTCTCCGTGAATTCGAAAAGTTTTGGGGCCTGAAGGATAAGTATCTTGCTCGTTCGGAAAGTCACAAGCGTGGTTTCCTTCTTTGGGGGCCTCCGGGTTCCGGTAAAAGCTGTATTTTAGATATGCTAGTATCTAAATTCATCGAAGATGACGGTTTGGTTTTTGATTTTACCGGCAGTTTGCCCGATATTGTAAGAATCATCAACGAGGTTGATCCGGATCGCCGCAAACTATTCATTTTCGAAGATTTTGATAGAATCATTGATTGCGATGAACACGAAGTACTTCAACTTATGGATGGTTTGGTACCTTTGAAAAACACTGTTTGTGTTGCAACCACTAATTATCCGGAGCGAATCCCGGCTCGATTTTTGAATCGGCCTTCACGATTTGATCGGATTGAGTTTGTTGGTTTCCCGGGTTTTGCACATCGTCTACAATATATTGAAACAAAGAGCGAAGAAATGTCTGGTAAGATGCAAGAGCGGCTGGCTGCGGACACGGAAAACTTTACGTTTGCACATCTTAAGGAAGCTATTCTAAGCATTGAGCTTTTCGGTACCGGATATCAAGAGACTATCGATCGTATTCGTAATATGCAGACCACCCTTCTTCATTCAAGTGATTATTCTTTGTTGGATGATGAAGCAATGCGCAAGGCTGAATTGCATGCAAAACTAGCCGCCTTCATGGGCCGCACTGCTGCGTTGACTCCTGTTGTATATGAAAAAGACTTTGATGTCGATAAAGAATGGGAAGATGAGCCGGATGAGCCGGATGAGCCGGTCGATGCACCTATGCCATGTACGGCTGGGTAAAAATAACAAACATTATATTTAGCTAATTATGATGGAAATTATAATTGAATTACTATTTATAGTATGAAAAAAATTACCGGTATATATAAAATACTTAATATTGTTAATGGTAAATTTTATATAGGGAGTTCTGTTAACATAAAACGCAGGTTTGCTTTACACAAATCAAATTTGAGAAAAAATAACCATCATTCTGCACACTTACAAAATGCATGGAATAAACATGGAGAAGCCAATTTTGTATTAGAAATTATAGAAGATACAAAATTGGCTTCTTTGTTAATAGAGCGTGAACAATATTATTTAGATGAACTTAAACCTTATGAACGAACCGTTGGGTATAATATCAATTTAATTGCGACTAGTCGGTTGGGTATTAAGACTAGTCAAGAAACAAGACAAAAAATAAGCGAAACGCGAATTAGACAAGGTACCGCTCGGGGCCATAAAAATCCCATGTATGGTGTATCTTTAACCGGCGAAAGTCACGGAATGTATGGGAAAAAACATTCAGATGCATCAAAAAGAAAAATGAGTGATAATCATGTTGATGTTTCGGGAGAAAAAAATCCTAGATCTAAATTAGATTGGGTTAAAGTACAATTTATTCGCACATCTTATAAAGATAAAACACATAGTGTAAAAGAATTGATGCAGCTTTTTATGGTAGGTCAAAGTACAATATATAATGTTATATATCAAAATACATGGAAGAGTAAGAATTGAGTTTTAAAATAGCACATATATCAGATACACATGTTCGATTAATTAAGTATCATCATGAATATCGTAAGGTTTTTACACAACTTTATAATAAATTAAAAGAAGAAAAAGTAGATTATATAATACATTGTGGTGATTTATTCCATAATAAGACAACTTTAAGTCCGGAAGCTGTTGAACTTTGTAGCAACTTTCTTAAAAGCCTAGCTAATATTGCTCCAACATATATTATTGCTGGAAATCATGATGGAAATCTAAAAAACTCTTCTAGACAAGATGCGATCACTCCGGTTATTAACGCATTAGAACACCCAAGTCTTTATTTTTTAAAAGATTCTGGTGAAACTACGGTTAATGATAAATTGACATTAAATGTCTTGTCGGTTTTTGATCGTGATAATTGGGTTCGTCCTACAGATCCATCTAAAATTAATATAGCGTTATACCACGGTTCTATCTCTGGTTGTTCAACAGATCTAGGTTGGGTTATGGACAGCGGCGAAGATGAAATTTCAATCTTTAAACCATACGACTACGCGTTACTTGGCGATATTCATAAGACAAATCAAGTCATGGATGCCGATGGTCGAGTTAGATATGCAGGCTCGACAGTCCAACAAAATCATGGAGAAACCAACGATAAAGGTTTCTTAGTTTGGGATATCCAAGATAAAGACACTTTTGATGTTAAACATGTGTCTTTATTAAATCCAAAACCGTTTGTATCTGTTATATTAACCAAGAAAGGAAACCTACCACNCAGCGCAGTAGTGCCACCAACGGCACGATTACGATTGGTTTCTCATTACCCACTCAGTTTAGATAAATTAAGAAAGACAATTGATGTAGCGAAGCATCGTTTCAAACCAGAAAGTTTAACTTTTTTGAGTAAGGTTATAGCAAAGAATACAGATTTAGATCAAGATTTTGAAACCCTTACCGGTGTAAACCTGCGTGATATTGCAGTGCAAGAAGTCTTAATTACTGAATATTTAAGCGATTATACAATTGACGATGATACTTTAGAACAGGTTTTGATTCTGAATAAGAAGATGAATTCTGAAGTTGAACAGAATGAAACCGTTGCCAGAAACATTAACTGGACACTGAAAAGCTTTGAATGGAATAATATGTTCAATTATGGTGAGGGTAACAAGGTTGATTTTACTAATTTAAATGGCATTGTGGGAATTTTTGGGAAGAATTATACTGGCAAGTCTAGTATAATCGATGGTGTATTATATACAATGTTTAATAGTACATCCAAAAACGAAAGAAAGAATCTTAACATAATTAATCAAAACAAAGAAGATTGTACTGGCCGAGTTAAGATTCAAATCGGGCACAAAGAATACTCAATTACTAGAACGTCAGAAAAGTATACAAAGCGTCTTAAAGGTGAAGAAACATTAGAAGCCCGAACTGATGTTAATTTCGAAGTATTAGATTTAGCAACGAAAGATGTTACGTCGTTAAACGGTTTAACTCGCAACGATACTGATAAAAACATTCGTAAACAATTCGGCACGTTGGAAGATTTCTTGTTAACTTCTATGGCTAGCCAGTTAGGAGCGTTACAGTTTGTCAGTGAGGGATCGACTCGCCGCAAAGAATTGTTAGCAAAATTTCTTGATTTAGAATTATTTGAAAAGAAATTCCGAATTGTGAAAGAAGAAAGTGCAAATATTAAGGGTGCCTTAAAATTAATGGGCGAGCGTGCCTTTGCGGAAGAAATCAAAGATCTAACTGCTTTGTTGATTGTTAACAAAGCAAATATAAAAACACAAGAAAAGGCGTGCCAAGAACTTCTAGATGATTTTGAAGATATCACTTCAGAAGTACAAAAAAGACGTTCAGAGATAGAAGGGATCCCAACTGAATTAATCGATATTGAAAAAGTAAGAAAAGTTTCAAAGAAGAAAACAGAAGAATGGGCAGAATCTATAGCTAACGGAATGACTGCTACAGAATTTTTGAATGATTCGTTAAATACAGAAAAAGAAATTTTAGAGTTTCTAAAAGCTTTTGATATCAACGTATATAATGAAGAACTTCTTATACAAGAAAATTATGTACATATGTTGGATTCTGTATTGGCTAGTACCAAAGCTTTAACTGAAACTAAAGAACGTTTGTTTGACCAAACTAAAATTTTAGAAACAGTACCGTGCGGTGACGAATACAAAACATGTTCCTTTAAAACCGGCGCATATAAAGCTTTAAAAGAATTGACAATCAATGAACGACAGTTAGCCGGTATGCATTCTAATCATAGTGAAATTGGTTCCAAGATTGACACACCACGTCAAAAAGAATTAACAACTTTGATCGATAAATATGAAAGAGTTGTTCAGAAAAAAAATGAAATTAGTAGAACCATTTTAGAAGCTAAGCTTAAATGTCGTACTCTTGATGACCAGTCAGCTAAGCTAGAAATTGAACTGAACAAATTAGAAGAACAAACAAATACATACACCGAAAATAAAGAAAAAATAGACAATAAAGACAAGCTTGTCCGAGCACTGGTGGTTAAAGAATCAGAGAAACAAGATAAACAAAAACAAATCAATGTTTGTAGAAAAGCTGTGATGAGTTTGGTTAAAGAAAACGGATCAATTGAGGCAAAAATATTAGTTTGCCAAGAAGAACGTGAGAGAAAAGAACAGCTAGAAAAAGATTACGCTGTATACGATTTATACCAACGTTGTATGCACAGCAGCGGAATATCTTATAATATCATTAAAAAGCGTTTACCAATTATTAACAACGAAATTGCTAAGATTTTGACAAACATTGTTGATTTTGAAATGTTTTTTGAAAATGACGGAAAGCATCTAAAAATGTTTATCAAGCACCCGAAGCATGAACCTCGTCCATTGGAAATGGGATCAGGTGCAGAAAAAACAATCTCAGCCATGGCTATTCGTTTAGCATTGTTAACTGTTTCTAGTCTTCCTAAATCAGATGTGTTTATTTTGGATGAGCCCGGTACAGCCTTAGATGCTGACAATATGGATGGCTTTGTTTCTTTACTTGATTTGATTAAATCTCATTTCAACACAATCCTTTTAATTTCCCACCTAGAATCATTAAAGGACTGTGCCGACCAGCAAATTACCATCGAGAAAAATAATGGTTATGCATGTGTAAGTGTATAATCATTGAATTCCTTACTAATTATATAGTATAATCAAGTAAGGAGAATTATATGACAGATCGTAATCTACACAACTACTCGGCAGGACTACAAAATGTGGGTAGTTATCAGGTTAGTTCTATTCCTTTTGCGTCCGCATCAATCACGGTGCCCGTCGATGTACCAATTGAAATCACCTTCCCAAGAGTTACTAGGTTTGTTAACGTAAAAAACGTTGGCACAGCTTCTGCGGATATCCGCGTTGGGTTTTCATCACGTGGTGTATCCTCATCAGCAGCAAGTCCACCAAATAACTATTTTCTGTTATCTGATACAGAATCATATGAGGGAGCGTTTAAAGTGTCGTCTGTCTTTCTTATGGCCGATGGCGCGACACCCTCTGAAGCAAATATTATTGCTGGTTTAACCAATATTGATACGAATAACTTACAGAATAATTGGACTGGCTCTATCGGAGTTGGTTAATGAAAACTAGCTTTGTCGATAAAATTCTTAATAAATTAATATCAAGAAAATTGATGGTTTGGCTAACCGCTACAGGATTAATGTATGCAGAATTGGGAATAACATCTGAAGATTGGGTAGCAATCTCTTTGATGTATGTGGGCATTCAAGGCCTTGGAGATATTGCTGCCCAATGGAAACATAGAGATAATGATTAATGAGAATTGCCTTAAGTATTTTAAAACAAATTATTAAAGAAGAAGTCGAAGATTACGCGCAAACCCACGCCGACGCAGGCGAGGCCGCGATGCCACAAGCTGCAGTAGACCAACGATTTTATGAGTTTATTAAAGGAGCTTTTGACGGTGGATATATAGAAAAAATATTACAGTCACGATTAAAACACAAAGGCTTTGGTCCGGAAGATTTAATGTCTATTAATGATGATGAACCACTTGATTTGAAAAAACTAAACCGCCGAGGGAAGAAATTAAAAGCACTTATTAAAAAACTACCCAAAGTTTACAAAGGTTTTATTAAACAAGAAGAAAAGTTTTTAGATTATCCAGAAGCCATGTTTGAATGGTTATATGATATCAGTCCCGAGTTTGAAGTGTTGGGTGAGTTATTCAAAGGTAGCGGATATGAAGTTGAAGTTTCTACTGATATATGGGGTTTTCGCTCATATCGTCCTAAAGGCTTTAAGAAACAATCCCGCAAAAGAACGACAAGAAAACGAAAGGAGTAACTGAATGCAAATTGCAAAATCAAAACTAAAACAACTTATTAAAGAAGAAATTGTTAACGTCAAATTGGTTGAAAAGACTGACGCCGACGAAGCCTTTTCTAAATTGGTTGAATGCTCAGAATATTTAGCCAAAGGTAATGTTGCCGAGTTTAAAAGAGCGCTAAAGCAATTAAACAAAATCAGCGCTAAGGTGTAATTATGTTTACGCTACTTAAGGCGTGGACATGGTTGAAAAACTATTGGTATTTTCCAGTTATAGCTATTGTTGCTTTGTGTGTATTGTTATATACACGAAACCCCAGCGCTGCACAAGAGCTTTTAAAAATAAGCCGTGAAAGTCACGCGGAAGAAAAAGAAATTCTGGAAAAGGCTGAAAAAGATCGATTAGAAAAAGAAGCCCGCGTTAACAAAAAATACGAAGAAGCCCTCAAAGATATTGAAGACCGCCAAACGGCGGCTGAAAAAGAGTTAAATTCAAAAAAACGAAAAGAACTCAAAAGAATTATCAAAGAAACCGATGGTGATCCGGATCTGATGGCCGAAAAATTAAGAGAAAGGTTTGGTATTTAAATGAAAAAGATTATAAGCATCTTAACTATTTTAGCTTTTGTGGCCAGCACAGCCATGGCACAATCAATTCCACCACAAATCCAAGGCATTAAAAAAGATACGCCCGCACCTTATGACGGTGTACTTTTAAACATGCCCGCTGCCGCTAAAATTTTGGTAGAAGAAAAATATACAGCTAGCGAATACGAACTTCGCTTGAGTTTCCAATTGGAGAAACAAGCGGCTCGATATCAAAAAGAGATTGATTTATTAAACGTTTCGATTGATAGTATTACTACAACCAACACACTGGTTTTAGATTTGAGGGATAAAGAAATAACACGTCTTCAAGATTTGGTATTAAAAGAATCTGAGGACCATTCGATTTTGTGGGCAACGGGCGGCACTGTTGTCGGAATCGCAATTACTATTGGAATGTTTTTCTTAGTGCAAGAGGTATCAAGCGACTAATGGCAGGGTTTGGCAAAGCTTTAGAAAAACTAAGTTCTCTTGTTGCAAGAAAATTTATGGAAATCTTATCTGATGATGAATTCATGCATGATTTAAAACACATGCAAGAAATGCGTTTTTCTATTTGGCACACAATTGAAGAAGAATTTATGGAATTAAGTTTTATGAAAGACTTACACGGTGTGGTCCGATATTATCCTAACGAGACATACCCGTCTGTATATGCTGCATATTCTTTCACACCGGGTGATCGACTAGCAACTGGCAGAATTGATTTACATTTAGACTTGCCAGAACATTACGACTATAATTTTATCAATGCAGAAATCAAAGGTGCAATCAGACACGAACTAGAACATGCCATGCAGGATGAAAAAATCTTAGTAGATTTAGCAGCCAAAGTTACAGCCCAAGATGGTTATGTTTGGCATGATTTAGATAACGCAAGAGAGTATTATACTTCAGAAGCTGAAACCAAAGCACACGTCGTGGGTCTTTATAAACGCGCCAAAATGCAGAAAAAACCCTTTATCAACGAACTAGAAGAATTTTTGAATGACCAATTTCATACAGCATTAATGTTCGATCATTCGGAAGAAGAGGTTAGTAAATTGTTAAATAGAGTTTCCGAGCTTTGGTTGTATTATGCAGACTATCGATATCCAAATTCATTAACAAGGCCGGAAGATTATGTCGAAGCCTAAACTACCCGGAATGATTGCTGGTGTAGAAAAAGCAATTGCAGAAAAATATGGGCCTGAGACTATCGTTAATCCAAAACAATTTTGGACGCCAGAAAAAGAACAGCTATACAAAGAACAAGAAAAAGTCCGAGAAGCCAAACGCGCCAAGAATCCAGTTGGAGAGGTCGAGCAAAATGGGGTTTTAATTAGTGAGAAACTAATTAATAGGACACATAAGAATGAATGCCCGCGATGCGAGCGTTATACTTTACTGGCAAGGGATGAAATATATTTTGCAAAGTATGATTGTTGTTTTAGGTGTTATATTGAGCATATTGAGGATCGATAAATGACCGCTGACGACAACAAACAAATTTCCGATTATTCTAAAAAACATTCTGAGTTACAAAGACAAGAAGTATTAAAGCTTTTATCTGATATTTCTGCATCGTTGAAAACATTGGTATTTTATGGTGCTTCAAAAACAACCGGAGGCCACGCTTCCGCACGTGCAGAAAAAACGTTTGCTAATACGTATTTAAAAGAACAAAGCACATTGAAAACCATAATTAAAGAAGAAGTGTTAAAACGTATTAAACTTAAGGAGAGTTAAAATTGGCTACAACAATAGAAATAGTACAAGGCTTGGCGCAAGCTGCCGCAAACGCATATGATGGTTCTCATGATGAGCGGTTTACTGCAGATGGTACTAGCAAAAAAGCAGGCCTCCGTCGAGAGGTAGGCGATCCACTAATTGATAAAAGAATCATGGACGGCTTCGGAGTAAAATTCTCAGGAAGTAAGTTAATTGTTTCTTATCAAGGTGAAATGACAAGAAAAGATATTAATAACGATAAGTATGTCGATGTTGTAGAAGATTGCTTTAAGCAAATTGCCAGCTTTCTTAAGAAAGAATATAAATCGGTTGTCGGAAGTTCTGTAAACTTGTCTGAAGATGGAGCAGCTACAATACACGTCCAAGCGCTCTCACGCATTCGAACATTTGTAATGGCCCAAAAGGTTTATAACATTGGATCGATTAAAGAAGTTGAGAATATCGGCCAAGGTACACCAGACGATTTATTAGATGCCAGCATCAAGAAATTTCTTGAGATTGGTAAAGACAAATATACTGGAGCCAAAAAGCCAGAGAACGTAACTCGCAAAGAGGCTTAATATTTAATGAATTTAATGTCATGTAGTATACTAATTACTACAATATGGCCTATAAATTAACTAAAAAGCAAATATTTAAAGAAGTTCGTGAATCTGGAAAGAGTCCGGACTATTTTATTAATAACTACGCTAAGATATCCCACCCCAAAAAAGGCTTAATTCCTTTTAAGACCTTTGATTTTCAAAAAGACTTACTTCAAGACTTCAATGATAATCGATTTACGATCGTTTTGAAGGCTCGACAGTTAGGCATTTCTACGCTTACTGCCGCATATATTTGTTGGTTAATGGTATTCTTTAAAGAAAAGAATGTTCTGATTATGGCAACCAAACGAAGTACTGCCGCCAACCTTCTTAAGAAGGTCAAGATTATTTATAACAACCTTCCCAAATGGATGCAGAGCCTTGTTGGAATGGAAAAGGATAACATGTGGGAGTTGGCTTTCGATAATGGTTCAACAGTAAAATCTGTTTCAACTTCATCTGATGCCGGTCGTTCCGAAGCTCTTTCATTATTAGTTCTTGATGAGGCTGCACACATTGAAGGCTTGACAGACAAATGGACCGGCTTATACAGTACGCTGTCTACCGGTGGACGTTGTTTAGTAATTTCCACACCCAACGGCGTCGGTGGGTTCTTTCACGAAACATATAAAAAAGCAGACGAAGGCGAAAACGATTTCCACCCGGTCAAACTCATGTGGGATGTACACCCTGAACGTAACGAAGAGTGGTTCCAACATGAAACTAGAAACCTAAGCCACACACAAATTGCTCAAGAATTGCTGTGTAACTTCAACGCTTCAGGCGATACGGTCATACATCCATCAGATATTGATTTTATAGAATCACACTTAGATGATCCGTTATATGAAACTGGAATGGATAGAAAATATTGGATATGGGAACAACCCGAAGAAGGTGAAGATTATTTATTGGTTGCAGATGTAGCCAGAGGTGATGGTGAAGATTATTCCGGCTTCCACGTTTTTAAAGTTTCTTCAATGCAACAGGTTGCAGAATATAAAGGTAAAGTTACATCCGACATTTATGCTACAATAATGTATGGCGCTGGCCGGGAATACAATGATGCGATGATTGTTGTGGAAAATAATAAGGGCGAGTATGCTTTAGGCAAATTAAAAGAAATGGACTACCCCAATGTGTATTATGAGACAAAGGGTGATCACGAATATGTATCGCCAAATGTCGCAGAATATAAAGCAAATTGCCATATTGGATTCGCTATGTCTTTTGCAAGCCGTCCAATTGTGATTGCTAAATTGGAAGAGTTTATTAGAAACAAACAAATTCATTTTAATTCAAAACGTACATATCATGAAATTACGACGTTTATTTGGCATAATGGTCGTCCACAAGCCCAAAAAGGTTATAATGACGATCTAGTTATACCAGCAGCTATAGCGTGTTGGGTACGTGCAACAATTTACGAACATTCGAAAAAAGAAAACGATTATAAGGTGGCCTTTATGCGTTCGATTGTTCGGTCAACAACCACAATTGATACAACAATTCCCGGCATGATAAAACGCGAACATGCAGCAAAACAATTAGATGATCAAACCAGCGCTGATGCTGATCACAAACAATATAATTGGTTATACAAGGGGTAATAAGTGGCGAAACAACAGAATAATCCGAGGAATCCGGGGTCAAAGTTATTCCAACAATTAACTAGACTATTTTCCGGCCCTTTAATCAACTATCGTTCTCAAACAACCAGACGATTAAAAAGACGACAACTAGACAAATATAGTTCTAGATTCAAAGATACCGGTGGGCAAAACTTTAAGAGGTTAGAATATAACCCATTTGATAATATTGCTGCCAATATCATGGCCACTCATGGCCGTGTCCAAAGATATATGGATTTTGATCAAATGGAATACACTCCAGAGATTAACTCTTCATTAGATATTTACGCAGACGAAATGACAACATCAAACGATTTGCGGACAATGCTTAGCATTCATTGCGACAATGAAGAAATCAAACATGTACTTCAAAACCTTTATCATAATATTATGAATGTGGATTCTAATATGTTTGGTTGGTGTCGGACAATGTGTAAAAATGGCGATTTCTTTTTATATCTAGATATTGATGAAAAGACTGGGATCATTAATACTATTGGTTTACCTGCAGGGGAAATTGAAAGAATGGAGGGCGAAGATAAAAGTAACCCGAATTATATTCAGTTCCAATGGAACTCAGCCGGTATGACATTTGAAAATTGGCAAATGTCACATTTCAGAATTCTAGGAAACGATAAATACGCGCCATATGGTACATCGATTTTAGAACCGGCGCGACGTATTTGGCGACAATTGACACTACTTGAAGATTCTATGATGGCTTATAGAATTGTTAGAGCCCCCGAGCGCCGAGTTTTTTATGTTGATGTAGGAAACATTAATCCAGAAGATGTAGATCAACACATGCAACATGTAATTTCTTCAATGAAGAGAAACAAACTTGTAGATTCCGCAACTGGTAAAATTGACCTTCGCCATAATCCCATGGGTATTGACGAGGATTTCTTTATTCCTGTGCGTGGCGATAAACACACCAGAATTGAGTCATTACCCGGTGGCACATACACTGGAGATATTGACGACGTTAAATATTTAAGAGATAAATTGTTTTCAGCATTGAAGGTACCTCAATCTTATCTTTCTAGAGGCGAGGGCGCAGACGAAGACAAATCAACATTAGCTCAAAAAGATATTAGGTTCGCACGTACAGTTCAAAGATTACAACGTGCAGCAATTGAAGAACTAGAAAAGATTGGTATTATCCACCTTTATATCTTAGGATATACCGGTGATGATTTACTTGCATTTACGCTTTCATTGAATAACCCTTCAAAAATTGCTGAGTTACAAGAGTTAGAACACTGGCGAACAAAATTTGATGTTGCAGCCGCAGCCACAGACGGTTTCTTTAGCCGCCGTTGGATCGCTGCGAATCTTCTTGGTGCATCTGACGAAGAATTTGAGCGTTGCCAGCGTGAGTTGTTCTCTGACGCTAAATTCCAAACAACTCTTGACGCTATTGGCCAAGAGGATGCTGATGGCATGGGTCTTGGCGGTGGAACCGGCGGCGGTGGAGAATTAGGTTTGGGTCTAGATGACGTACCAACTTCAGATGAAGATGATTTTGATTTAGGTTCAATTGAAGGTGAAACCGGTGACGAATCTGGTGGTGGAGAAGAAGACGACGCGCTTCTTGCAGCCCCGGGCCGTAGAAAAGAAGGTTATACAACTGCTGGTTCGAAAGGCAAGGTATACCATCCAACCAAAACAGATTCTAGAGGAATAGGCGCACGCACAAGATCTATGAAAGGTCAATGGAGTGATGAGTCGAAAGGCCGTTCCAAACGCAGCAAGTTTGCTGGTAGTTCTGAATTAAGTGGTCTGTCACGTGGAATGTTCCAAGAGTCAATAACTAATTATTTTGATGAAGAAGTACTTAAATTACGAAAAAACCGCTTCGAAATTAAAAAACTTCTTGAGTCGTTAGACACTATTAAAGATATGGAGAAAAAAGTCAATGAGAATGAAGCACAACAAGAAGCGTAATCCAGCATTTTTATATGAAGCGCTAATACGAGAAATGGCTGTTGCTGTTTCTGTGGGCGAGTCTAACAAACAATTAGAAATTAAAAACATTCTAGTAAACCATTTCAAAAAAGGAACTGAGTTACGTAAAGAATTGGATATCTATCGTACGTTATATCGTGAAAGCTATAAAGCAATTCCATATACAACTGCGCGTAGATTAATTGACGCGGTTAAAAAAGAACACGAAAAACTTGACAGCAAAGTTTTATTTACAGAGCAGACTGCACTGATTAACAACATTAATAAAGCTTTGGGATCTTCCATCTTTTCTAATTTTGTACCAAACTATAAATATTTAGCTAGCATCGCACAGATATTTCAAAGCAATACAACAGCAATGTCAACCAAAGCTAAAGTGATTTTAGAAGAGCAAGTTGCAGGCTTCTTATCTGCCAAACCACAAGTTGAAAAAGCCATGGCTATGGAACCAATTGGTAAGTTGGCCTATAAGACCTTTGTAACCAAATTCAATTCAGAATATAGTGGCTCGTTATTAGAAGAACAACAAATGTTAATTAACACGTGTGTGTTTACATTTACTTCAGACGATACTGCCAAAGCCAAACTTTATTTTAATGAAGAAGTTGGTCGCCTTCGCGAAGCAATTACAAATGGTTTAAAAGAGTTTGAAGATGCTGGCGTACGACAATCATTTAATGATGTACTAGATAGATTAAATGAGTTATCCACGCGAGAACTAAAAAGAGAAGATCTTGTATTGGTAATGAAAACGCAAGCATTGGTGAGTGAATTAGAAAATGACGATTAATTTACATGTAAAAGGGCCTTTTGGCCAAGAAGAAGAAACTCCAAAACCTGTACAGGCTACCATTAAATTAAATGCCCGTCGCAGTTTAGATGGGAATTTAATGGTATTTGATCACCCCGAAATCGACATTGTTGTTCAGGGCGAGAAAAGAAAAATCATTACATTCCCCACAGATGAGTTTGGCGACCATGTGTATGCTACACAGTCTAGACTATTCGACTTCTTACAAAAGAAAGGTATTATCGAGCTTGGGACTATTCAGGGTGGAAACATTTATGGTTCGCTTGAAGCTATGATTCCAGAGTCAGAACAAGTTAACCATACACAAGTAGCCCTGTTAGCCATTTCTCACTGGATTGACGAAGAACGTCCATATTGGGAAGCAAAAGAAGAACGCGAAAAAGATTTTGAAGATTACATGACCGAGCCTTCTGAAGAATGGTCAACAGAATTGGGCGAAGTTCCTCACTCCCCAATCAAAGGTACTGTTAACCGATGGCCGGGTTCTAATGCTGCTGCCGGTATGACTGGAATGTATCGTGGCTAATGTTAAAAGAAACATTCAAACAGACGATCCAACTTTTAAATTAGATTTAGAGTTATTAGAAACAATATACAAACTAAATCTTAATGAAGAGGGTGCCGGTGTCTCCGATGTGGCTTCAATTTATTTAACACGTAATCCCCACCCGACAATAACAAAATTAAAACAGGGCGAAAGCCAATGGCATAACTTGTCTGAGAAAGACTATGAATTGGTTGTTAATATTAATAGAGAAAACCAAGATCGTATACGAGGCTTACTTTATGATTTACAAGATAAACGATTTATTTGGAATAAAGAAGACAAAAAACGGGATCGTTATGGATCAACGCTGGCCAGAGCCAGATCTATGAGACACGTTTTTGCGCTAGATTATGCTTTGACTGAAAAGGGTTTAAAACATATAGAAACATATGGTTCGCTAGGTGGACTAACCTTGGTTGATGCCGGTGCAGAAGGCCAATTAAGTTTAGCTGATCAATCAGGTGCCTTAAGTTTGAAAGAACTCCAACAAATAGCCCGACAATCACTATTGACAGAACAACAATTATTAATAGAATCCAGACTTTCAAAAGCGATTGATAAATACGCTAAAAAATGGGGCAAAGCTCTTTATGATAAGGATCCCCGAGTCCAGCGCTATGACCGGGTTAAAGATACAGAAGCAGCCGAAGCAATAAAAAAATGGTTGGTTGATGATAATTTGGTTATAGCTACCAATATAATCAAACGTACAGCCCGACGTGATCCGTCTGGTAATAATAAATATTTAGATTGGATATTAAAACAAACTCTTAAGGATGCCGAGCCTTTGGACGAGATTGAAGAAACCGTTCGTGAGTTTCACGCACACCTTGCGAGGATTAAAAAGAAAGACATTTATCAGTATAAAAATCTTACTCAATTAAGAACTGCGATCAACGAAGCTAATAAGGGTAATTTGTATTGGTTCCGTGAAGATCAAATAGAAGATTTAATCAAAAACGATATTCGTTGGATTTATAAAAAAGGCAATGTAACAGTAGCTAAACCAATGTCTATGGAGGCCAGTATTTATTTGGGCCACGATCAATGTCGGGAAGATCAAACCGGTGTTAAATGGTGTACAGCCAGACGCCAAAAAGATATGTCAAACTTCTTTCCTTCATATTCTGGCGGCAACACCTTCTTATATTATATCATCGATTCTTCGCAGAAACACCCATATAAAAAAGTAGCCATAGCACTTACTAAAGATGATCATGAAATGGGGTACGGATATAACTTAGAAATATTTGATTCTGATGACCGGAGTATCGGAGAACATGACCAATCTCTTTACGGACAATCAATATTACAGACTTTATATGGTGACACTACCCAAGGCCCCGCTCGTATGATGATTGATGCTATTAAAGATGATTTTGGAAGTAGAAAATGGACAAGGCTAGCCGAACTTACAAATACAGACGATTTAAATAAACTTCATAAACTGTTTTATTCTGGCCAAACCAGTATGCAAACTCAATTATTGCAAAACCCAAATATTCCTACCGATTGGATCGAAGATGCTGCTAGAAACACCAATAAACTACCCAAAAATCAACGAGAAGATCATGCGTATGACTGTTTAAAACATCCTAATGCTGGTCCGAATACTGTAGAGATATTTTTGCCGATGTTGATGATAAAATTAAAGAATGACAATAATAGTTATCATGCAAATCATGTTTTACGAACCATTGCACTTTCGCATGCAAAACACGGTGGTAAGGAAGCAGTCATAGATCGTATATATAATGCACTTATTAAAGAATTTAATACATTACCCAAATCTTTGATAGAGTATATGTTGATTACTCCTAGATCTTTTAATGACTTTTTTGGGAAACGTCTTGATGCTTCGGGCTATAATTCAACTTTTATAAAAAGTTTGGTAGGCAAATTATTAACTCAGCGGCGGCACGGCGGGCTGTCTCCCGCATCTATTAACAAAACAAGAGACATATTTGCTAAGCACGCCTCACCAGAAGTTACAGAAAAAATAGAAAGATCTGCTATTCAATCCGACCTACCAGCCCACCTACCAGCCCGTAAACACATATACAGCCAGCAACCGTCAGAACAAGACCACGTTAATCATTATGGTAGTCGTTTAAACACATTGGTATATTTTTATCTAACACATGTAAACACTAGCGTGACATATAACGAAATTAAAGAAGGTTTGATGTTAATGTTTGAAAAACCAGATTCAACTCAATTAGCAGCAGACCCACGAAAACCAGTGCAACGTCAGCGTTGGAACGTAACCGGGCGATATATAGAGGGGTTTAGGGATGTATATGGCGGCAGAGAAACCGGCTATAACAAAGTATCTCACGCTGCAGTTAAAAAATCATCACTAGATTTATTTATGAAATTACTCAAAGATATACGTAACGATGTGGATTTAGAACGACCAAACAATGTATATACAACATTAATACATAATATTATAACGAGACAAATCCCACACGGAAAAGAAGATTTGTTTACCAACAACCTGCGGAATGAATTAGAAGGATTTTTACAGACAGTAGATGACCCCACGCCAATAGAACAAAGGCTTTATAAAGTAATTAGCCCGGGCTTTACATCCGGTCTTCGTTGGGGCACAAGCATAACTGGAAAAACCCACGCCGCGCACAGCAACAAACGCCGCACCGCGTGGGAAAAGAAACACCGCTTAGATTCTATTGACGAATCAGTTTTAAATGATATAGTCAGACAAACCATCAAAGGCTTTTAATGGATTTAATATATTTTGTTTTAATAGCATATGGTCTAACTCAAATTTTGTGTTATGGAAAGATATTCGACAAAATTAGACCATCACATTATTTCTTTAAATGTCCTATGTGTATTGGTTTTTGGGTTGGTATAATATTATGGTCAATTAGCCCATTCACTGAACTATTTACATATGTTATGAGCCCGACGACTGGCTTTCTGCTTGGTTGCTTATCAAGCGGAACAAGTTACATGTTAAATGTTATTTTTAATGATAAAGGAGTACAAATAAATGTTAACAATTAGTAAATTAAAACAAATTATTAAAGAAGAAATAAAAATTTATAGATTAGCGGAAAGCTGGGAGCGGCCAACGCCGGAAAGGGAGGAAAACCTCAGTCCAAAGGCTCTTAAAATAAAGGCGTCTGATATTAAAGGTCATATCAACACGTTGGCGAGTAATTTAGAATATTATGAGGAGTGGAGGGATAACAATGCGAAACCAAAAAACACCCTTGAAGCCGAAACGATTAAAAAATATATTGCTCTTTACAACGATCAATTAAGAATTTTTAAACACAAATTAGAAGTTATATTAAAAAGACTCAAACAAATAGAATCAACAAAACATAATGATTTAGCTTCACACTTTAAAGATCAACCACAAGATGATGGTGATTTTAGTAAATTTGATGCGAAGGGGGAAATTTTTACATGAAGAGTAAAATGATGTTAACAATTAGTGAATTAAGAAAAATAATTAGAGAAGAAATGGAAATTGTGCAACAAGAAGGTATGTTTGACTTTTTAAAAAGAAAAAAGAAAAAGAGTCCTCGTCCCGCGAGTCTCGATTCTGAAGAAGAGGCTCCACGCCGCACGTCGTTGGGGTCTAAAGAAGCCGATGAGTTCGAGAGCCGCTGGCGACCGCAGCGGGTCGCCGCCGCCGCCGCCGACTTGCGTCGCCAGCGGCTC